TCTTTACATTGTATTCTATGTTTTGATTCATCTCGCATATGTGGATCATAGTTTCTAAAATCAAATTCTAATTCACCGCCTTTGTATTCTGATCCATCTGTTAACTGACAAGTCATAGATAGTTTTCTAATTCTGCCATGTTCTGAATTGTTAGGATCTTTTCTATCATATGGTTTATCCCAGCTATCACAATGCCAATCGTAATATTGATTTAATTTATACTTTGTAAACTGACAAGATTCTGATCTTTCCCAATCAAAATTCCAACCAGCTTGTTTATTTGCTTCATGAACATATGGGTGTATTTCTTTATATATCCAAGTGTCATTAAGCCATACTAAATCAGAGTTTCTTTTTCTTTTTAAATCTTTTACTTCTTCTTTGTTTAATGGTTTTTTATTTAAATCTCTTTCTCTTCCATAACCACCAGTAATAGCCATTGTTTCTTTTTGTTGATTAGCATAAGCTATTACATCGTCACAGAACTTTGGTGTTAGAACACTCGTAAAATACCAATAGTAATTAAATAGATTCATTCTTAAACCTATAATATCCAGAAAAAATAAATCTATTCAAATTATCTGGACAAACTTGTCCTTTATGTGTGTGAGTAAAATATGCAGGCCAAATAGCTAATCTTCCCTTTTCTGATTTTATTGTTTTATAACGATAAAATTTAGTTCCACATTTATGTGAAGATAAATATATTTGAAGAGCTAACATTCTTAAAGGAGCTTTTGTTGAATGTTCCGAATGCCAATTGTCAAAACTATTTTTTGGTTTAAAATGTTTTATTCTAATCTCATCCAAATACCATTTGTCAAATGTTATACTAGCTTCAGGATATTTTTTTTCATACAAAGAAGGAATTTTATTTAATTTTTTTTCTAAAAATTTGTTTGGTTGCATATCACAATAAATATAATTTGATTTAGTAATTATTTTATCTTTATTTTTGTAATAATAATCTATTAATTTATCGCATTCTATATTGTTTAAAAAATTATCGCTTATAAAAATATAATTAGATATATTCATACAATATAGTTTGTACAAAATTTAAACTATCCTTTTGATTGTTAGTTAAGTAATACATATTTGTAGATGGAAACATAATAAACATATTATTTTTAAGTGGTATATCCCAACTTCTACCTTTACGTCTATTATCTTCATAGTGTATTCTGACCATACAGTCTTTGACTTTTACACCATATAAAAATGTATAATCTGGTGAGTTTCGTAAATCTACTGGATCTATATTTAATAATGGAATTGTAGTCTCGCTAGGTTTATAGATGTTACCCCAAGTTTCTTTATTAACTAAAGTAAATCCATAGTCTAAATTTATATGATCTCTCATATAAGTATTCAACATATCAAATGTTCGCGAGAACGGAAAATCTTTGTTTTGAATTACTGATTGTAAAATATCGCCTGATAATTTATCTCGGTCAATGTCCCAATCTTTAGGCATTGCCACATCACCATAATATAAAGCCTGTTCGCTTAATACTTTCTTTTGCATACCACCACCATTTTTAATTTATGCGTTGTTATCTGTCAAGTCCCAAGATTGATTAGCTTCATTCCAAACATAACCCCATTGATGAGTATTAGCTGTATTTTGTGATTCTTGTTCTGCAGTTAATGCTGGAGCATCACCGATTGGTGATTTCCAAGATGCAGTTGTAGTATCTTTTACCCAAGATGCATAAGGTGATTTAGGCCAAAAGATATTATTATCTTCGTCCCAAGTATAACCTATACCTGCATAGTTTCCTCTAAATGCTTTTGAGTTATCACCAGATTTATGTGTGTTTTGTGTTGTGTTGTAAGATGTTTGAATCCACATTTGTGCAGGCCAGTTGTTGTGTGTTTCTAACCACTGTTGACCTACTGTTTCGTCTTCAACACCATCAGCGTTTAACATTTTATCGTTATCCATAGTTAACACTTGAATAACTTTTCCATTAGCTCCTAGTTTTGCAAAATGTGCCATAATGTTTCTCCTTATATATTAATTTTAAATACTAGTAAATACATATTAATTTTGAAATTTGTATCTAATAATAACAATTCCACTACCACCATTACCACCTGTTACAGCAGTCGCTGGATATCCTGGTCCTCCAGAAGCTCCTGAACCTCCACCACCAGTATTTACTGTTCCAGCTGTTCCATCAGCATAAGGATTTCCATTTTTACCCGCAGCTCCACCACCATCACCTCCTGCACCAGCTCCACCAGATGGTCCCCAAACATTTCCACCTGCTCCACCAGCATAGTATCTTAAAGAACCACTTGGACCTGGTGTTCCATAACAAGTTGATGTTGTAATAGCTGTTCCAGCTCCAGCTCCACCTGCACCTGCAACACAAGGATTTGGTGAATTACCTCCAGCAGCTGTAGCTCCACCACCACCACCTGTAGAAAAGTTTACAGCACAAGGTCCTCCATTTCCACCTGCATTACCTTGAGGTGGACTAACTGGAGGTGTGTTTCCACATTTACCTACTGGTCCTCCTGCTCTTGCTGCTCCTCCTGATCCGCCTGCAGCGTGTTCATCGGCACCAGGTGATGCTCCTGCTCCGCCTCCGGCTGACGTAATACTTGAAAAAATAGAATTAGCTCCACTTGAAGATGGTCCATTAACTCCTGCTCCACCTGTTCCACCAGCACCTACTGTTATTGGATAAGCCGTTGCTGGCACTGTTAAACCATCTGAATCTACTAATGGAGAAGCTGTATAACTTTCAAATGCAGGTGCTTTACCTTCTCTAAAACCCCCTGCTCCTGCTCCACTACCAGGTCTAGATTGTCTATTAGTTCCACCACCCGCACCACCACCTGCTACTACCATATATGAAACTTTATTAGACCCTGCAGCATTTCCTGCATTAGAAACACAAAAAGTTCCTGGTCCTGTGAAAACGTGAATTTTGTGATCACTACAAGTAATAATGGTTCCTCCAGTTGCAGCAATATATTGTGCTGTTGGTGCTTCGTCTTGTAAACCTGAATCTGTTACTAACCAACCTTGTGTTGAATCTATAAAAACTAATGTAACTGCAATGCCTTCTGTAGTTAGAGTTGCATTAATCGTTGAACCACCAATTTTATCTGAACCGTTTTGAACTAATGTTAAAGTGCCTGTATCAAAAGTTCCTAAATAATCTTTAAATGCAACCACTGCTCCAGGTGTTCCTGCTGGTAGATTAACTGAAAATCCTCCACTTGTTGTATCACAAAAATATCCTTCACCAGCAACCGCTGTAAAACCTGATGTCTTAACTGTTGTTGTCCAAGACGCTGAACCTGTTGCACCAAAGTTTGTCGCCGTTCCTTGGTTATTAATTGTTGCACCACTAGGAATTGTGAACGTATCGCCACTATCACCTAGTGTTACTTCTGTTCCAGATCGTGGACTAATTTTATTTACTTTTACTTCACTCATAATTTACCTATTGAAATTTATACCTTATTATTACTATACCAGAGCCACCGTTACCTCCAGTGCTAGAAGGGTTTTGTAAATTACCTCCACCTCCACCACCGCCAGTATTAGCTGTTCCTGCTGTTCCATTTGTACTTGGACTGTCTGGTGCTCCTGCTCCGCCACCACCTGAACCGCCTGTAGATGCGTTGTAAGGTTGATTACCACCGACAGTTGCTCCTGTGCCTCCAGCTCCACCTCCACCAGCTCTTGTAACCGGTGATGATGTTATTGAAGATGCTACACCATTACCTCCTGGTCCTGCCTGTGCTGCACCTCCAGGATTCCCAGCTCCATTAGTTCCTACTGCGCCAGCTCCTCCACCACCGCCACCTACGTAAGGTGCACCTGCTCCATTTCCACCAGTATTTCCTTGAGGTGGACTAACAGGGGGAGTATTTCCTGCTGCTCCTGTTGATCCTCCAAGTGTAGCACCTCCACCACCTGAACCACCTGTTGTAGCGGCTCCAGCAGGGTGCGGATCAGTAGAAGTACCACCTCTACCTCCTCCTGTTGATGTTATACTTGAAAAAACTGAATTAGAACCTGCTGTTGCATTTGTGTCAGGGTTTGAGCCACCATTTCCACCACCTCCAACAGTAATAGGATAACCTTGAGCTGTAACTGGTAAACCTGCTGGTGCGTTTAAAGGTGATGCAGTATATGGATCAGAAGTACATTTTCCTTCTCTATAACCGCCAGCTCCACCACCGCCACTTTGCTCTCCACCACCTCCGCCAGCACCAGCTACTACTACATAAGAAACAGTATTAGAACCAGCTGCATTACCTGCACAAGAAACTGTAAAAGTGCCTGGTCCTGTAAATGTATGAACTTTGAAATTTGTGCAAACAGTAGTTTCACTACCTCCTGAAGCAGCTATATATTTAATTTCGTTAACAACATCATTACTATTCACTGCTTGCCAACCTTTTGTTGCATCTCCATAAACAAGAGTAACTGCTTGACCTTCTGCACTTAAAACTAAATCGGTAGTTAAACCGTCTATTTTTTCTGAACCATTTGCAGCAATAGTTAAAGCGTTTGTATCAAAATTTTGTGCATAATCTTTGAAAGATACAATTGCACCAACAGAACCTGCAGGTAAATTTGCTGTAATAGCATTGCTTGAAGTGTCTACAAAATAACCTTCGCCATTTACTGCAGTAAAACTAGCTGCTGTTTTAATCGATGTTTGCCAATCAACAGTCCCTGCTCTACCAAATCCTGATTGTGATGCACCTGATGCTAAAGAAATAGTATCACCACTAGCACCAATAGTAATTGTAGCTCCACATTGACTAATTAAATTTCCACCATCTGATGCTTGTAAATTATTTGAACCTGTTCTAACTCCATCAGAAGCAGCCCCAACAGTTACTGTTGTACCACATTTATTAATGATGTTTGAATCATCTGAAACTTTATTTATATTATCTACTTTAATTTTACTTGTCATAATTATTGATATTTATACCTTATTATTACTACACCTGAACCACCATTTCCACCTGAAGAGGGACTAACAGGACCACCTGCTCCACCACCTCCTCCTCCGAGGTTATCAGTTCCGTTGGTTGCAGAAAGGCACTGTGATGATCCATTTCCACCGCCTCCTGTTCCACCAGTCCCATATGAAAGTGCTGTAACTGGAGATGAATAACCACCTCCACCACCAGCATAAGCTGTTGGACTTCCTGTAATTGATGTTGTTGCTCCAGCACCACCGTCACCACCTTGAACTGTTGGTTGAGAATTTTGACCTACTGCTGTAGCTCCACCGCCACCACCACCTCTTTGATCTGTTCCTGGACCTTGTGCACCGCCAGCTCCACCTGTGTTTCCTTGTGGTGGACTTGTAGGAGGAGTGTTTCCTGCGGCTCCTGGAAAAGTGTTTGTACCAGGAGGAGATCCACCGCCTCCGCCTCCACCACCAGAACCTCCGGTAAGTGCGGCTGTAGTATTACCACCACCGCCACCACCACCTGCTGATGTCACCGTTGAAAATGTAGAAGTGCCACCCGTACCACCAGCTGTTTGATAAACATTTGTTCCTGTTCCTCCAGCACCTACTGTTATTGGAAAAGCTGTTGCTGTAACTGTTACTCTGTTAGGTGAAGATGGATAACCATCTAATGGACTTGCTGTATATGGAGTTAAAGGAGTTTTTAATTCTCTAAAACCACCGGCTCCACCACCGCCACCAGCATCACCTGACGGTCCACCACTTCCACCCCCACCACCAGCTACTACCATATATGAAACTACATTTTCAGCTGCACAATTTGTTGAAATAGCAGATACTGTAAAAGTACCAGGTCCTGTAAATGTATGAATTTTACAATTACCAGACGTTGTTTCTGTTCCACCTGATGCTACTAAAAAAGCATTACCTGTTGCATTACTTGTTGAATCTTGAACGTTTTTCCATCCTTCTGTTCCATCAACATAAACAAAAGTTAAAGATTGACCTTCTGTACTCGCTACAAAAGAAGCAGCTACTCCACCAATTTTTTCTGAACCATTAGGGGATATTGTTAAATTACCTGTTTGAAAAGTATTTGTATAATCAACAACCGATACGATTGCTCCAGCAGATCCTGCTGGTAAGTTCATTGTAAAACCACCTGAAGATGTATCTGCAAAATAGCCTTCACCATTGGCTGCGGTAAATGTAGTCGTTTTAATTGATCCTGTTTGCCAATCTACAGTTCCTGTTCTACCAAATCCTGTTTGAGTAGCACCACTAGCTAATGCCACAGTTCCACCACATCTACCTAAAGTTACAGTAGTTGCATCAGCAACAACAGTTTTACTAGCTCCACCACCAACTGTAAGTGTTGATCCTGATTGTTGTGTTATTGCATCTACTTCTATCTTTGACATTATACTATTACTAAAGTTCCTGTTACTGTTACTGTACCAGGTATAGTGATAGGTCCTGCAAGAACACCGTTCTCGACAGTTTGTGTGCCATCAATTGTACCTGCTTGATTATTTATAAATTCATTTGGAGCCGTTCCACCTCCGATGTATTGGATTCCATTTACTATTGCCGTCATAATTTCTCCTATGTACTAATACTGTCAATAAATGATGTAACGATATCTAAAGACGAAGCAGTGTTGCTTTGTGCTTTAAGAGTATCACCACTTTCTAAAACAATTTTTGCACCGCCTTGAATTAGTTCGATTGCAGAGTTTGGTGGAACACTAACTTCTTTTGCAATAAAGTGATCATTTCCTCCATTTACAATCTGACAACTAGCTAAAACAGTACTAGTGGTAGTGTTACAGATTCTAATACCTATAACAGCATCATAGTTACCACCAACTACTAAATCGACTGGTGATGTACCAACGTTTCTTTGTAAATTGTTTCTAAAATCTTGTGCCATATTTTTTTCCTATTTATAACGCAACAGCCATTGCAAGTGCAAAACCTGCTGAAGCTGCTCCTACTGGTGTACCTGTTGAATCCAGATAAACCGATTTACTTGCTGGTAAAGTACAGAATACATCTTTTGTACCTGATCCAAAATCAACAACTGAATCTGAGTTAGAACTACTAAAAATTGTAGCTCCTGATCCTCTTGTTAAGTTTGCACTTGTAGCATCTAATGTTCCAAGTCCAACTTCAAACTCACTCGTACCTTGATTAAAAATACAATAATAAGTCGTGTTGTTGTTTCCTATGCCTTGTGCAAAAGTTTCAAAACCAGTTACTGCTGCTCCAAGTGCAAACGCACCGGTGCCAGTAGTTGTGCTTGTTACTTTTACTCTGTCATTTATTACCAACGCCATAAATTTTCTCCTTAACTCATACTAATAATTGCATTAGCCGGTGTAGTCGGATCAGGAAACGTAATAGTAAAAGTACCATTCGTCGCTGTCTTGTTACCACCAAAATCTAAAACCACTACTAATCTATTTGCCGTTCCATCAACTGTATCTGTATTGTAAATTGCTGCAAAAGCTGCAGTAAAAGATGCACTACTATAAACTACATTATCAAAGTCGACTGAAGCAACTGCTGTGCTTGATGCAACTCCAAATCTTGTTAATGCTTTTACAGAATAGTTAGTTCCACCTGTCGTATCTACTTCACCGTTTCCAGTTCCTGATAAATACACAGTTGAAGCTGTTGAATATGGATTAGTTGTATATAAAGAAAGTGAAAAGTTATTTCCTCCTGAAGCTTTAAAGTTATGATTAGCTTCAAACAAAGCACCTCTAAAACTATTTGGTATTATATTTGCCATATTATTTTATCTCCTTATTTATTACTTGATGGGTTCTTAGACTCTAAAACAGTACGAATTACACCATCACCGTATTCATCTCTGCGTCTTCTACCTTGTTGTTCAATAGCATAAGACATTAAAGCTTTTTCATAAGCCCCTTGATAGTATTGTAACATATCTTGAGGACCTTTCAAGTATGCATATGTATTTACCAGACAAGCGTACAAAAGTAAATCTTGATATTTGTTTGACAGATAAGTTCCATTTGTAGCTGGAGCTGGAGTAGACGTTGTATCTGTTATTGTTTCTGGCTGTTTGTTATATGCCAGTGTAATTTCATAAGTTTTATCTGGTGTTGGAGCTATTACCCAAAATTCTTCATCCCAATTAGCATAATATCTTGGAATATCTACAGCTTGAGTTCCCGGTGTAGAATAATATTCTGCCATAAAACTAGTATCTCTTTGTTCTAAATAGAATTGATTTCCATCTTGATCTTTGAACTGTACATATCTAATAAATCTTAAATCATCAGGAATTGTAACATATCTGTTTCCAACAATAGCGTTTGAAGTTGCATAAAATCTATCTTGATCTGAATCAACTTCTCTGTAAATTTTATTTTCTGAATTTTTAATTATAGTATCAAGAACAGTGCTACTTAAAACTGTAGAACTAACTTCTGTGTATGATCTTATATCGTCTTGTAAATTTGTTAAAGTGTATGCCATTATCCGTTTACTACCTCTAATGTTACTGGTCCTGCTGAACAGTTATCTCCACCACCTTCTACACCGCCTGTTGTAGCATTACTAGTGCTTGTTATATAAAAATAATTTATTGGATCTGTTAAAGAATCCGTTGTTGTATTTCCTGTAACATTCCCTGCAGAATCTATTTGTCCTAATGCAATTGTAAATCCATTTGCATTATTTAAATCACTGACGTTATCAAATGTAGGTATAGTTGCAAAAGCTTGTAAATTTCTTAATTTAGGTTGTTCAATTAAATCTGATCCAGCGGGTCCAGCAGAAGTTACAACAGGAGGTCCTCTAAATCTTACAATAGAATTTGCTGCTCTTTGATGATCTTCTGAAAAAACATTTACATAAGTTGTTCCACCAGAGATAACAGTTGTAAATGGATTGTTATTTAAAAGTATTAAACTTGTTTTTGATGCAGGTTGTGGTCTTGGATTATATAAAGCCTGTGGATCACTACCTACAGGTTTTGGTTCAAGTTGTGGTTGTTTAGCCTCAAACTCTGAATAATGAACTAACGATCCATTCCATTCTCTAACCATTTCTGTATATGGAAATGCCATTCCTGATCTATCAGAAATTGCTAAAGATCTTTTACCTGACGCGTATTTACCCATTATACTCCATCTCCATAAAATGTTTGTGGTGATATGAAACTAGATGTGCCTTGATTGTCTGCATCAAGAGCTCTTAACATTTCACTTTCATATCTTCTTTCAAGTTCTCCAGATCTTTCTGGTGAAACTTTTTGACTTAAATAATATGCAAGACCTGAAATCATGCATGGATAAAATCTATTAACTACATCTGATGTATTATTATATGCGCCAACATCTTGTATTTTTGCTAAATAATAAAAACAAAATTGAAAATTACTTGGTGTAGTAGAATCAGATACACTTGAACTTGGTGTAGTGTATAAAAATATACTTGGATTTAATTGTCTTTGTACATAATATTGTGAAGGTGTGCCTTTGGCTAATTTGTTGGGTGTAGCAGAATAAGCAGATCTATCTATTTTTGTAAGTGCAATATCTTGTGGTGCTGTTGTATCAGAATTGTTTCTATAATATGCTTCTAATACTGAATCAATATCATCAGGAAAATTTGTAGAATCAGATGCATAATTATATTCTGCTTGACCTTCTACTAATGGAACTTTTGCAAGTTTAATTTTCCATAAATGAACTCCTCTGTTTCCCCATTCTTGAAATAATATATTTAAAGATCTTCTTGCTGACCTTAATTGATAACCTGTTCTAGTTCCTAATACACCTGTTCTTTCATAAGCTTCTTCTATTATCTCATCTATTTGTGGATTAAATTCTGTTTCTCCAGAAGTTGGAGAAATAGTTTGTGCTGTATTACCCATGCCACTGTGAGCAGTACAGTAATAAAATAATAATGGAGCGCCTGTTGTTCTAACCGGAGCTACAACTATTGTTGTATTTGCTCCAGCAGTTCCAGGTGTTCCTGTAGTTGTAACTCCTGTAGTATAAGCTGTTCCTGCTGGTACTGCATGTGTACCATTAGCTGTTGTTGAAAATGCTAAAACGTGTGTTCCGCCTACAGCATTACTAGAATTTGATTGATCAAAAATATATGTGTTGCCTTCTTGTAAATACAAGACAGGACTTACCTCACCGTTAATATAAAATTTATTACCGGTTCCATATTGGTTTGTGCCACTTGCTACAGTGACTGTATAAGTAATTGTAGCCACTTAAAACTCCTAACCAAATATTACTGTACAAAATGTAACTGCAGTTGCAATTGTCAACTTAATACTTGTTGCACATCTGATACCTGTACCTGGAAACTGAATGTATTCTGTTAAACCGTCTCCGTTAGTATTAGTGGTAGCTCTAACTGTAAATTCTGCAACAGTTGTGCTGTCATCTTGTAAAGTAACAGTGCTTTGTGCAACATTTGGTTCTTTATTAATATAAAGACCTACAATTCTACCTGGTCCTGCAAATATCGTGTGTGTGGCAGCAGTTGATTTTTGTACCGCTTTTACATCTACTGGATATGTACTCATATTTTATTCCTATTTATTTAAAGTGCTCCCGAAGGAGCACTTAATTATTTATTAACTTAAATTGTTATTCTGAATGTATCTTATAGTTAAGAATCCTGTACCAGTACCAGTATTAGTATTAGTTA